CTGGCCGTCCTTCGGTGGACGGAAGTCGGCGCAACCTTGCGGCGCGGATCGGCGACAGCCTGAAGGGCCGCGCATGAAGGTGATCGAGCGCTACGCCAGCGCGGTTCGCTCGACGAACCTGGAGATCAACGAGCGCACGACCCGATCCGACTCGGACGTGTTGGGCGCGATGGGGCTCGCCGGCCGGGAGTTCCCGTTGGCCGTCGCGCTGCAGCGGCTGTTCCTGGGCGACAGCACTGCGGCACGGGAGTTGGTCGAAATCCTGGCCGACGACGCATGGCGGCAGGCGAGGGCGATGAAGGTGAAGCTCAACCGCGTCCAGGCCTACGACCTCGCCCAGGGCTGCGTCGCGTGGCACCGGAACCCGACCTGCGAGCACTGCGGCGGGCACGGTGCGACGGTCATCCCGGGCAGTACGACGCTGGGTGTGAAATGCAAGCCGTGCAAGGGTAGTGGCCGTACATCGCTGAGCAGGATCTTCAAGGAGCACGCAGCGGTCGCGGACTGGCTTGTCGCCCACATGGAGAAGCATCAAGCCATGGCAGGGCCTGAAGCGATGAAGCAGATTGCTGGCTACCTGGACTTGAAGATCGCCGTCGCAAAAGCGGCAAGGTAAATACTATTTACTCGGAGGCAAGTTCTCGCTTAAAATAGCGGTGCCTGTACAAATCCCGGGTGAGCCGGGAACAATAAGAGCAGCTCAACCCGAGATGGTGGAGCTTCGTCTTGTTGTTGGTAATCCCCAGCGGAATTTGGTCCTCCGGACGCGTATGCTTTGCCCCGAGGAATCTTTACCTCGGCAACGGTGAGAAGGTCTTAGGCTATGAACGGGTTCGAGGCGCATGTCAAAGGGATGAAGGTCGATGAGCAACGTGCTTTGACGCCATCGGACATCGGCATGGAACTGTCGCAGTTCCATTTGTTTGCAGACAGGTTGATCGGCATTGGATACGCTGTCGGCGATATGAATTTTCTTGGCCGACGCCCGCATCGAGAATCGGAGACTGGCCACGACTACATAGACGCGTTGGTGGTCGAGCGGATTCTCTAAGTTCGGACCCCAAGCTAAACAGCCCGCCCAAGTGCAGACCTCGGCGGGTTTGCTTTTTTGTGCTTTCAGGTCTTCGCCTCGCCGCTGGAGGCGTCTGGCTCATCAGCAGCAAGCAGAGCGGGAAGGCGAGACAGGATTTCTTCTCGAACCTTCGCGGGGTCAGGGTTGGGGGAATACGCCGAAACTGGCGTGACCATCGCATCCGCCCTAGAAACGCTGGCTCTAGACGCATCGAAGAGGGCAAACGGGGTTGCATCGCAAATGAAGCGCTTCTCTACGAAGACTGAAGAAAACGAGTGAGTGATGTGCGACATCACTGCCTTTAGCAGCGTTGGATGCTTTTTTGTGAGCACATCAATCCGAGCATCCTCCATTGTTTGGAATGTCTGCCCAGGTTCCGGCCTGTGCTTGCGAAGTTCGCTCTTGTCGTTCGCGAACCGATAACTTATCAGCATTTTTGCCTCCATCAAATGAGCGGCACTCTACCTGATAGCAGGTGAACGATGTTGCGGACCCAGAGCGCTTCCTGCCTATTAATTCTCCCGGCGATGGCTCCAGCCCTGCGTGTTCGGGCGGCGGGTAATCCGTCCGGTGTTTTCACCATCCGCACTCGATGGACGCGGGGCGCGAGTGCTGACCGCGATTGCCGAGCGCTTTGGCGTTGATGATCTGCAATTGAATGCTCGCGATCTCCGCCAAGCCTTCATCGGTGATCCGTTCGACCCATGCGTACTTCACCGGCCTGAAGCGTTCCGTCATGCTTAGCCTTGGCCAGCTTTCCGATTCGATCAGGCCGGTGGCCGTCAGAACGCAGGCCATTCGTATCTCTTCGGGATCGCTCACCTTAAATGGCAGGCTGAAGCGCGAGAGTTGGAGCAGGAAGTTGTGTGGCGCGGCATGCATTTCGTCCATGCCATTCTGCGTCTAGTAGTAGGTAAGCATTAACCCAATCTGAATTGAGCAAGCGTTGCAACTGGGCGAAGCTCTGGCTGGGGAAATGGCCTTGATCCTTCGCCGCCTCGTGTGGGCTTTTCATTTCTGGGGTCCACATGATGCTTACGTCGCCAGCACGTCAATGACCGCCCAGTTCGACAACCAAGACGGCCGCATCCGTGGTCGCGCACTGCAGGCAAGACGCCTGAAGGTGTGGACTAAGGACCCTCGGTGCGCCAAGTGCCGCAAGCTATGCGAATTCAACGCGCTCCCCGGACGCGGATTCCAACTCGATCACAAGAACCCGATCTTCAAGGGTGGCCCAGACACCGAGGAGAACTGCCAGGTGCTCTGCTGTGGCCCGGGTGGCTGCCACGACATGAAGACGGCCAAGGATCTCGGCCATGCCGCTACGGTGCGGATCACTGAGGACGGATGGCCGGAAGGAACGTGAGCAGACACCCACAAGCATGCCCTCCATTGGTGCAACTGTGTTGCATCAGTGCGACGTTGCGAGAGGGCGACACCGGGGGGGAGGGCTGCTTTTTGGGGCGTTTTGACCGGGAAACCGGGCGCGTCCCTCTCTTTTCACATCTCCAATTTGAAGGACGACCCCGATGCCCCGTGCAAGAACGCCGCTGGCGAAGGCAAAGGCGGCTGGCGCGGAAATCATCCATCCTGAACGGTTCCGAGACCGGAAGGGTCCGAAGAAGCCGCGCGCAGTTGGCGAGCCCTACGTTGGCATGTCCGAGAAGGAAAAGAAGGTGTGGGCGGAGTTTCGTGCCGAGTTGCCGTGGCTGACGAGCAGCCATCGCACCTTGTTGCGCCTGGCGTGCTACTGGACTGCCAAGCTGGACGAAAAGGAGTTCGGTGTCAGTGCCACCCAGGCCCTGAGTTCGATCCTGTCGAAGCTGGGAGCCACGCCCGTCGATGAGACCAAAGTGAACCATGGCGACGACGAAGACGAAGACCCCGCAGACGAGTTCTTCAGCTGATCGGGTCAAGGCCTACGCCGACGCAGTGGTAGCCGGCAAGATCGTCGCCGGCCCGCATGTGCGCAACAGCTGCAGGCGGCACCTGGAGGATTTGAAGAAGGGCCAAGCACGCGGGCTGTACTTTGACCATGAGGCCGCGGAGAAGGCGTTCAGGTTCTTCGAGAAGGTGCTGAAGCTGTCCGAGGGGCAGTTCGAGGGGAAGGCGTTCCAGCTGCACCCGAGCCAGGCCTTCATCGTCGGTTCGCTGTTCGGCTGGAGGCGCGCCGATGGCACGCGGCGGTTTCGGCGGTCCTTCATCGAGCAGGGTAAGGGCAACGGCAAGAGCCCGTTGGCCGGCGGCATTGGCTTATATGGCCTGGTCGCGGACGGCGAGGCCGGCGCACAGGTCTACGCTGCTGCCGCAAAGAAGGAGCAGGCCGGCATCCTGTTCGCCGACGCCGTGAAGATGGTGAAGGCGTCGCCGGGTCTGAAGAAAAGACTCGAGTTCTCGGGCGGCGAGGGACGCGAGTACAACATCGCGCACCATCGGACGGGTAGTTTCTTTCGCCCGGTATCGCGCGACACCGGGAAGACTGGTTCGGGCCCTCGGCCTCACTTCGTGCTGGGCGATGAGGTGCACGAGCTGCCGGACCGCAAGAGCATCGAAATGCTGGAGCGCGGCTTCAAGTTCCGCCGGCAGCCGCTGCTGTTCATGATCACGAACAGCGGCAGCGATCGGAACTCGGTCGCGTGGGAGGAGCACGAGCACGCGGTCAAGGTGGCCGCGGGACACACCGAGGCGGTGAATGATCCGACGTTCGTCGGCGACGTGATCGACGACACGACCTTCAGTTATGTCTGTGCGCTGGACGAGGGCGACGATCCGTTGCGAGATCCGCGATGCTGGCCGAAGGTGAACCCGCTGCTCGGCGTGACGATCACCGAGCAGTACCTGGCTGACGTGGTGGCCACGGCGAAAGCGATTCCTGGTCAGCTGAACGGCATCCTGCGGCTGCATTTCTGCGTCTGGACGGACGCCGAGACGGCATGGATGACGCGGACCACACTGGAGCCGGCGCTGGTCGAGTTCGATCCGGTGGCTGAGCATGCAGGCGAAGAGGTATTCATCGGTCTGGACCTCTCCCAGTTCCGGGACATCACCGCCAAGGCTTCGGTGGTGCGCACGGGTACGACGGCTGAAAACAAGCCGACGTTCGACGCCTGGATCGAGGCCTGGACGCCCGGTGACACGCTGTTGGCGCGCGAGCTGCGCGACAAGCTGCCGTACAGCGTCTGGAGGGACAAGGGCTTCATTCATGCGCCGGCCGGCGAGAGCATCAGTTTCCGTCACGTTGCGCAGGCTTTGGCGGACGACACCAAGCAGTACGACGTGAAGCTGGTGGCCTACGACCGCTACGCCTTCCGGAAATTCGAGGAGGAGGTCGATGACATCGGCCTGAGTGTCGAGTTCATCGAGCACCCGCAGGGCGGCACAAAGAAAGGGCAGCCAACCGAAGCGATGGTCAAGGCGGCCGAGGCGAAGAAGGCAAAGGCCGAGGGCTTGTGGATGCCAGGTTCGGTGCGGCTGCTGGAAGAGGCGCTGCTCGAAAACCGCATCCGACTGCGAAAG